GCCTCCTAAATGGTTGACACCTGTTTCAGATTCTGAGTTACAGAATTCTCGTGGTTGGGAAGTTTCAGAATTTATTGATGCTATGTGTATTCAAACTAAAGACACTGTTGCTGGTCGTAGTGGTCAACAAATTGTTTTACGTGATTGGCAGAAAGCTCTTTTAGATAATGTGTTTTCTATTCGTGAGGATGGTCGTTTAAAACATCGCACAGCTTTAATTGGGATGGCCAGAAAAAATGGTAAGTCTGCTTTGTCATCAGGTATAGCTTTGTGGGGTTTATTTATGGGCGAGCAAGGTGGTGAGGTTTATTCTTGTGCAGCTGATAGAGACCAGGCAAGAATTGTTTTTGGTGATGCTAAAAAAATGATTGAAGCTGAACCTGAGTTGTTAGCTCAGACAAAGCTTTATCGTGACGCGATTGAGATTCCTTCTACTGGTTCTGTTTATCGTGTTTTATCTAGTGAGGCTTATACAAAAGAAGGTTTATCTCCAACACTTGTGATTATGGATGAGCTTCACGCTTTACCTTCTCGTGAATTGTTTGACGTTATGCAGCTTGGTATGGGTGCTAGACGTGAACCTTTACTTTTGGCTATAACTACAGCTGGTGTGAAATCAGATACAACTGGTCAAGATTCAATTGCTTATTCTCTTTACCAATATGGGCAGAAGGTTGCTCGCGGTGAAATAGTTGACCCTTCTTTTTTTATGGCTTGGTGGGAAGCTCCTGTTGATGCTGACCACAAAAATCCAGAAACCTGGAAATTAGCTAATCCTGCTTATGGTGATTTAAATTCGACAGAGGATTTTGAATCAGCTGTTAAAAGAACTCCTGAAGCTGAATTTAGAACTAAGAGAACTAATGCTTGGGTTTCATCTCAAACAGCTTGGCTTCCTTCTGGTGTTTGGGAATCCAGACAAAAGGAGAGAGTTATTGATTTTAATACTGAAGTTGTTTTAGGTTTTGATGGTTCTTTTTCTGGTGATGCTTCTGTAATTGTTGGTGTGACTATTGAGGAACAACCTCACGTATTTTTAGTTAAAGCTTGGGAGAAACAAACAACTGACGATGACACTTGGCGAGTTGACCCACTTGAGGTGGAGAAAAGTATTTTTGATGCTTGCGCTAAATATAACGTTAAAGAAATAGCTTGTGACCCTTTCAGGTGGCAAAGAACTATGCAAGTTTTACAAGATGCTGGTTTACCTATTGTTGAATGGCCATCAACTTCTGCAGCTCGTATGATTCCAGCTTGTTCAAAATTTTATGATGCAGTTACTGGCGAAAAATTAACACACGATGGAGACCCTCTTTTAACAAGACATATCAATAACGCTGTTGTGAAAATAGATAGATTAGGTCCTAGAATTGTTAAAGAGCATAGAGGTAGTTTACGTAAAATTGACGCGGCAGTTGCTAGTATTATTGCATTTGATAGAGCAACAGTTTCACGTAATGAACCTGAACCGCTCATTCCACAGTTTTTTGTTTAGGAGTCTTTTGATAGCAACAATAATTCAAGCTTTAGGGCTTTTAACAGCTTCGTTAGGTATTGGACTTATCTACGCACCTGCAGGTATAACAGTATTAGGAATCTGCACAGTTTTATTCGGTCTTGCGCTTGAGAGAGGTAAATAATGTTAGGTAATCTTTTTGGACCTAGAGAACAACGCGCAATATCATTCCAATCAATTTGGGGTGCTGGAGATAGTTTCAGCTTTCAAACAGATTCAGGCGCAAATATTGATGAACAAACATCTTTAAAAATTTCAGCTTTTTATGCTTGTGTTCTTTTAATCTCAGACACAATTTCAACACTTCCAGTTGACTCATTTATCAGACGAGATGGTAACCGTGTTCCTTACAGACCAAAACCAACTTGGGTTGATAAACCAGATGTTGACCTTTTAAGAAGTGAACATTATCAACAAGTTTTAATAAGTCTTTTAGTTAACGGTAACTCTTACACAAGAATATTTAGAGACCGCAGAGGCGATATTGCAAACCTCGTTTGTTTAGACCCTATGCGTGTTCAAGTAATTAGAAACCCACAAACAAGAAAAATTGAATACTTGATTGATAATGGTGAAGCTGGAACTGTTGCACAAAAAGATATGTTGCACATCACAGAATTAAGACAACCAAATGCTTTAACTGGTTTATCAAGAGTTGACCAATTAAAAGAAAACTTAGGTTTAGCTTCAGCTCTACAAAGCTTCGCAGCTAGATTCTTTGGTCAAGGTGCAACAACTCAAGGCATCATAGAATTTCCAGGAAATTTAACAGCACAACAATCTAAAGATTTACAAGCAAGCTTTGATAATGCACACAAAGGATTTAAGAAAGCACACAAAACTGGTGTGTTATCTGGCGGAGCTAAATATGTTAAGACAGGTGTAAATCCTGATGAAGCTCAAATGCTTGAATCACAAAAATATGCAGTTGAACAAATAGCTAGAATTTTCCGTGTTCCTCCACATATGATTGGTGTGACCACACCAGGTTCAATGAGCTACGCATCAATTGAACAAAACAACATAAACTTTGTTGTTCACACTCTTAGACCATATTTAGAAAAACTTGAAGCAGCTTATTCAACACTTCTACCTAATCAAGCATTTCTAAAATTCAATGTTGATGGTTTACTGCGCGGAGATTACACAACAAGAATCCAAGGATATTCAATTGGTTTACAAGCAGGATTTTATTCAGTTGATGATGTTCGCAGATTTGAGGATTTAAGACCAGTTGAAGGTGGAGATGTATACAGAGTTCCACTAGCTAACATAAATGTTGCAGAATCATCAGTTATTGAACAAGACAAAAAAGTTCAAATGGCTACAAAACTTGTTCAGGTAGGTTTCCAACCAGAAGCAGTTTTACAAGCTTTAGGTTTACCAGCTATAGCTCATAGTGGAGTTCCTTCAGCTCAACTACAACAAGTAGCACAAATAGACACTCAAGACCCAACAAGTGTTTATGATGTTTCACGTTCAAGTGAAATAAATGTACAAATACCTGAAACAGTTGTTAATGTTCCACCAGCGGTTATCAATGTTGAACCACCTGTTGTGAATATCAATGCACCTGAATCTAAACCTGTAATAAGAACTGTTGAACGCGATGAAAACAACCACATCGTCAGAATCATAGAAACAACTGGAGAATAATAATGGCAACTGGTATGAGTTCTTTTTTAGCTAACTCTTTATTGAACGCTGTTGGTAATGCAACAAGCTATTCAGTAACAACTGTCTACGTAAAACTACACGTAGGAGACCCAGGAGCTGATGGCACAGCTAATCCAGCAACTGAACTAACACGTAAAGCAGCATCTTTCGGTGGAGCAACAAGCGGAACTATAACTTCAGATGCAGATATTACTTGGACAAATATTTCAGGTTCACAAGATGCAACACACTTTACTGCTTGGGATAATTTGAGTGCTGGTAACTTTTTATTCTCTGGAACAATTACAGGTAATCCTTATACTGCTGGAGATACCTATACTTTAAGTTCTGGTTCTTTAACAGTATCTTTAACAGTCGCTAGTTAGTTAAATGTCAGTCAAGCGTTTAATTCTTGACTCTGGTGTTTTAGACCAAGACAGGATTATTGGTACAGGAACTATTGTTCTTGATTCTCGTGCTGTTCTTGATACAAATATTATTTCTGGCACAGGCTATACAGGTTCAACTTCATATAACGATAATCAAACTTTTTATGATGGTTCAAAACTTGTTTATGATTATGCTGCTTCTGAACTTGGTGGTTTAACTTCTAATGTTCAATCAACACCTCAAGTTATTGTTTCAGCTTCAGCAAATCTTGATGCTATCAGTTCGATAGCGTCAGCAGTCGTATCACATTCAAGTTCAGGTGTTACAAATCTTGGTTCATTAAATGCCACAGCTAATACCATTCCAACTATTTTGCCTATATTTGATGCAACCCTTGGAGCTTTAACTTCAACAGCTCAAGCTGTAGTTCAAAAAATAGCTATAGCTGAAGCTCTTTTAGGTCAGCTATCTAGCTCAGCTCAAGCTATACCAGAAATAGAAATACAAGCTACAGCTCAATTAGGCACTCTTTCGGCTACAGCTCAAGCTTCATCACCAACACCACCAGAACCAGCTAATTATGGCTCTAACGGATATGTACCTATTAAAAAGAAACAAAAGAAAGAAAAACCAAAACCAGTTATAGTTCCTGAAATTATTGAAACACCTGAACTTCCACCACTAATAAAAAGTGTTTTCGCTAAAGGCTCAGCTAATATTGGACAGTTAGATGCTTTAACTCAAAATCGGATAGACTTTTCAGTAGTTCAAGATGAATTAGAACTACTAATGTTGCTGTGAGGTTTTATGGGTCAATTATTATCAGGTCAACTAACTGTAGGTACAGTTCCTTCAAGAATAGATGGAATTTCAAATAATCCTGTTATTTTACATATTCATAATAACGACAATACGGATAATCTTTATTTAGGTAATGAATCTGTAACTACAAGTACTGGGATGATTTTAAGTAAATTAGATTCTATTGAATTGACTATGCACCAAGGTAATACAGTTTGGGTTGTTTCAAGTAAAGCTGGCCATCAAGCTAGTTGGATAGCGCAGATACTTTAATGCCTTATTTTATTTCCAATAAAGCTGAAGGTTGTTCAGGTTGGGCGACTGTTAAAGCTAATGGTGAGGTTTTAGGTTGTCATAAGACTAAGACGCAAGCTATAGCTCAAATGATTGCTTTGTCTTTGGCTGAGGATATTAAACCTGGCGGGAATATAGATAAAGATGATAAACGTATAGATTCAGGTCCTCAAGCTGTAATTGTTGATATTGATGGAACTCTTATTCAAAATGGTCGCAGAGTTGAAAAGGTTTACAACTTTTTAGATGATATGTCAGACACATCAATTTTTATTGTGACTGGCCGTAATACGTCAGATAGAGAATCAACTATTGCTCAACTTGATGAGCTAAGTATTGACTACAACAGACTTTTTATGAATCCAGGTTCAACAGCTGAAACAGCTGAATTCAAAAAAGCTACAGCTGAAAATCTTTTAAAAGAATATAACGTGATTTTAGCTATAGATAACAATGCAACTATGCGTAAGGTTTACCGCGATTTAGGTATTACAGCTTTAGATGTCCCTGATGTACCTGAAGTCCCTAGTGATGAACAGGATGATGATGAGGAGTCATCAAGTAGAGCTGTTAGTTTAACTCCACCTGCTTATATGAGAGCAGCTGCTCGTAGAGGTTTAGAACTTAATCGTGAAGGTGCTGGCGGAGATGGTTTAAAACAAAAAACTATTCGTGAAGCTAGAAATATGGCAGCTGGAAATGTATCTGAGGATAAGTGGAGACGTATAGGTCCTTGGATTGCTCGACATCTTGTTGATTTAGATGCACCAAAGAACTCAAATCCTGATGACCCACAATATCCAGGTCCAGGACTTGTTGCTCATTTACTTTGGGGTAGTGGTCCAAGTAAGGCTAGAGCTATCGCAGCTATGAATTATGCGATGAATCTTGTTGAAAAACTGGATGAAAATAAAAGACATTTACCTGGTGGTCACGACCAATTAACTCACGGTTCTGGTGGTGGTGGAGGCGGAGAACGCAAATATGTTAAAGGTAAAAATCTTTTAGATAGTGAATTAAAAAATGGTAATGCTTTAGATAAAAAGATTGGTGATAAATCTAGTAATTGGAATCTTGATGATTTTGCTCAAGATAAATTCACACAAGATGAAGGTTTAAAAGAAATAGCCGATATGCAAGGTTTTAGTGGAAAACCAGTTGTAGCTAAATCTCAAAAAGAATATGATGAATTACCTTCAGCATCTATTGAAGCTGGTTCTAATTTAGCTGGTCAAAAAGTAGGAGAAATTCATAGGGGAGTTCAAGATTCAGCAAATATTACTGGAGCTAAAGCTAAAGATGAATTTATAAATGGAAATTATTGGGCTGGTAAGGGGGCTGATGGTAATGGTTATTATTCAACCGAAAATAAATCTATTGCACAAAAATACACAAAGGGTAATCCTGAAAATCTAATTAGTTTTAAATTAAATCCTGATGCCAAGATAGCTTCAACTCAAGATATTATTAACCAGATTGATGCAGCTGGAACTTCAGCTCCTTCTAGTGTTTTCAATGATGTTGGTCGCTATGCTGCTTCTATGGGTTATGACGCTGTTCTTGCCCAGTCAAGAGCTGGTTCTAATGTTGTAATTGTTTTGAATCGTACAGCGGTAGTATTACCGCCAGGGAGTTAAAGATGGATATTGAATCAGATATAAGTAGAGCAGCTGCTCTTATAGCTCAAGGTTTATCTTTAGTTGAAAGAATTGAATTTGCTGATGCTGTTAGAGGAGTTTCTACTTTAGAGGAAATTCCACAAAAGTATAGGGAACAGATTTCTGTTTTAATTAAAAAAAAAGAAGCTAGACATCTCCCAGGTCAACACGACCAGTTAACTCACGGCAGCGGTGGCAGAAGCAACTATAAAGCTGGTGCTTGGCGTAAAGGTAATAATTTAGATAAAAAAACTTTACTAGAAACTAGATATGGAGAAATGGCTGATAATGCTATTGCAAAGGGTACAACAAATTTAAGTAGGGATGAAATAATTGCTGAAGCAGCCAGAGTTGACGAAAATAATATAAATAACAAAAATTCAGAACTATGGATAAATGGAAGTAATCACACTATTTCTTTTGTAGGGTCTACTAAAAAAATGTCTGATGAGGATAAAAAAGCTCTATTTAAAGATGTTGATAATTTACAAGAAAAATATCCATTAGAGCAACTTGATGTTGAAGTTGTTTCAGATTGGAGAGGAACTAAGGGGGTCGAAGCAAGTACTTGGGGATATACAAGTGATGATGGTAAAAAGATAGCTTTAAAAAGCAACAAAATTTCGGAGGATTCAAGATTTAATAATGAAAATTGGAAAAAAATGGGAATAACAACAACTCAAAGTAGCCCTAATTATATGGAGGCAATTGATACTTCATCAACAGCTGAATATATAATTGCTCACGAATGGGGTCACGCTCTTGAAAGTCAAAATTTTAGAATTAAAACTTCAGGTATGCCGCAAGATAGACTTTATAATCAAAAAGTTTTATTTGGCTTAAATTTAAATACAGCTATTCAAAAAGGTGAAAAAGATGGAGGATTTATGTCTAAATATGGAAAGAAAAATGAATTTGAATCTTATGCTGAAGGATTTGCTGATTTTTATTTATCAAAAGGTAATTCAAAAAATCCTGTAACTCAATCATTAGCTAAGGAATTTAAATGGAAATAGAAAAAGATATTTTTATTTGTTCAACTAAAGATAGAAAAATTCAAGATTTAACCTTAATAGAATTATTTGATTTAGTTAAAAAAGGTGATGATTTAGCTACAAAAATATTTAATGAAAGATTTAGTCAAATAACTTCAAAACCAAAAGTACGTCATTTACCTGGTCAACACGACCAAATGACCCACGGTAAAGGTGGCGGTGGTGGTCGAGTAGCTAGACCTGGAATGGGCGACATAAAAATAAGTAATGAAACTGCGGCTGATATGGCTAAAGGTTCAGCTGGACCACATTTACAAAAAAATAATCAAGGTCAATGGGAGTTCACTCCTGAACGTCAAGCTTTACACGACCAAATAGTTGAAAATGCTGTAGCTAATGTTCCGAAGTCAGATGACCCAACTGTTTATATGTTAGGTGGTGGTTCTGGAACTGGTAAGAGTTCAAACCGTAGGGCAGGTAAATTAGATATTCCTGGTGAAAAATCAGGCAAAGCTGTTGATGTTAACCCTGATGAATATAAAAAAGCTTT